ACTTCAGGAGCTGGATCATGGAAGCCTGAATGGGTTAGGTACTTCAGGAATAAAAAGCGAGTATATATTTTCCAAGACAATGATGAAGCCGGACGAACAGCTACAAAGAAGTTATGTGAGAAGCTCAGCCGAGTAACTGAGGTATATACAGTTAACTGGCCGGAAGGCTTCCCGCCTAAAGGTGATATAACTGACTTTTATGTCAAATCCGGAATGTCCTCAGAAGACTTTAGAAAGTTAATGGATTCAGCTACAAAGTATGTAGATCCATTACTGGACAATAGTCTTGCTGAAGAAGTTGAAGCTAAAGATGTTCACTTGGCTGACTCAGCTGCAGCAGCGCTGTATGGCAAGCGCGTTCAGATACCTATCATGATCTCGGGTAAGGACAGTACGCCATACATTGCACCGCAACGCATCAAAGCGTATTGTGGTGATAATGCAGACTCTGAGAAGAAAGCGTGCCAGCAATGTAACCTGTGTACTAATGCTGGTGAGATGGTCAAAGAGCTTAAGGCTGTTGACAAGGACTTAATGAAGCTTATAAAGGTCACAGAGAAACAGCAACACGCGACTATTGTAGATATGATGGGTATTAACTCTCGCTGTCCGTTATTCACAATAACTACAGAAGAGCATATGAACGTTGAAGAGATTCGAATGATACCTAAGGCTGAAGCTAGCTTTGGATTCTCTAAAGACCATGAGTATGTTGTACGTAACGGATACTATGTTGGTGCCAATCTTAAAGCTAACAAGCGTTACACAATGGCTGGCTATATGTATGCTGATCCACAGACGCAGTATGCAACGTATCTATTTGACAAAGCATATCCTGAGAAAGATTTGATCAGTGACTTTGATGTGACTGAAGACACTATCGAAGCATTGAAAGTGTTCCAGCCTTCTCCTGGACAATCTGTAGAAGACAAGATGAATGAAGTCCATAGGGATCTTGAGCGTAACGTAACCTATGTATGGGAGCGCCGTGATGTCGCTATTGGTGTAGACTTAGTTTATCACACAGCACTTCACTTCTACTTCCAGAATCAGTTTGTTAAACGAGGCTGGGGAGAGCTGTTAATTATCGGAGACTCTGGACAGGCTAAATCTACTCTTGTAGAACGAATGATGGCACACTACAGATTGGGTGAAATGCACTCTGGTGAATCATCAAAACGTACTGGCTTAGTGTACAGTATTCAGCAGAATAACAAACGTTGGTTCCTAGTATGGGGAGCGTTTCCACTTAATGATGGAGGGTTGTTGACACTCGATGAGTTATCAGGTATTAGCGAAGATGACCTCGCAGTTATGTCAGACGTGCGGTCGTCCGGTATCGCCAAGTCAACAGGAGTTATCACAGCGGAGACTACAGCTAGAACACGTGTTATCTACATTTCAAATCCAAGAAACGGTAGACCACTCAACACCGAAACACATGGTGTTAACGCAGTGCTCAAGCTGTTTGGTAAAACAGAGGACGTCAGGCGTCTTGACCTCGCTATGGCTGTCGCGTCAGGAGATGTAGACCCTACGCTAGTAAACGTTGCTGTAGATGATATGCCTGAGATTATTCACAAGTATGATTCAGATTTATGCAACCTAAGAGTTATGTGGGCATGGAGCCGCAGACCTGAGCACATCAAGTTTAATGATGACGCGACAGCTGCTATCCTGAAGCATGCGACTGATATGGGACGTAAGTATAGTTCTAAGGTGCCTGTAGTTGAGGCAGCCGACCAACGTATTAAGATCGCTAGGCTCGCGGTTGCTTGTGCAGCCTGTATGTTTTCTACTGATGACGGTCACAATGTTATTGTTACTAAGGAGCATGTCGACTACATAGTTGAGTACATGAACCGTATCTACAGTGCGAAGAGCTTTGGATACGATAAGCTTAGTGATATTGATCGTATCCAGTCCGATGCATCATCGCAAAACATCGACTCCTTGGTTAAGAAGTTCCTTATCTTACCTGTCATGGATCCAAATGAAATGGTTGACATACTATATGGCCTTCCATACTTTAGTCGCAATACACTTGAAGACTATACAGGCTTACCGCGTGATGAGATGAAGATGTTACTCAAGTTCCTAACTAACCATCATCTTGTAGAAAAAGTCCGAGGTGACTACCGTCGCTTCCCACTTGGTACAGAGTTCCTTGAGTACATGAGGTCTCACCGAGTGACACAGAAAGAGATTCAAGAAGCGCGCAAGGACTACTACAGTTCTGATTATTAGGAGGGATTACCTTGAATAATACGATTAAGTTGAATAGCTTGGCGCCGGGCAATAACGAGCTTACATTTGTAAATAATAGCGAAGCAATACTTGTGTTGCGTCCAGATGGAGCTATTATTTATAAAGGCCGAGTAATAGAAAGCGATACAGAACTAGTCAAAGCTTTGAGAGAACTAGTAGGCAAGTAGGAGGAGAAACGCGTGAGTGACAAACACCCTATGAGTCAGCTAAAAGAGATTGCTAACAGTCAAAAGACTGTTAGTACCTCTAAGCTGATTCCATTACTTGAGGCCTTAGATAAAGAGCGCATCCGGTTGGGCAGTAAGATAAAAAGTCAAACAGATTCAATCAATGACTTGAATAAGAGATACCAAAAACTTCAACATCGACTTAGAGACTTTCATGAGCTACAGGTTAAGTATAGCGCGCTTAAGACTAATCATACGTTGATGATAGAGAAGAACAAGAGGAGAGCGATTGAGGTTGGTAAATTTAACGAAGTTTTATGAGGATACACAGCATGTAGATAACCCTGAAAAGTTTCTATCATTCTTTACTAATTGTACTGTGTTGTCTACTGTGAGTCAAACTGAAGACGAAGCGCAGTGGTTAGCTAATAGAACAAAAGGTATTGGCGGCTCTGAGATTGGTACTATCTGTGGTGTTAACAAATATTCATCGGCTCGTCTATTGTACTTCAAGAAGACTGGCCAGTATGAAGACAGTGAATCATTTTCATTCAGTGATGAGTCACTTGAACGTATGTCATGGGGACACAAGCTTGAGCCAATAGTTGCTGATGAGTTTATGCAACGCACTGGTAAGAAAGTTGTAATATGCCCAGCAACACTTCGCCACAAGGACCATCCTTGGATGATAGCGAACGTTGACAGAATCATTGTAGATGATGAAGGAAAGCCTGTAGGTATCCTAGAGGTTAAGACAGCTGATGCTAGGTTGTTAAAGGACTGGGAAGACGGAGAAATACCAATGTCGTATATCTACCAACTTAACTGGTATCTCATGATTCTCGATTTGAAGTACGGAGCATTTGCCGCTCTTATTGGTGGTAACAGGTTTGTTATGATAGAAGTATATCGCAATGAGGACTTGTGTAAAGACATGTTTGAAGCTGGCGATAGGTTCTGGAACTACAACGTTAAGTCGCTAATATCTCCTGAGCTAAGCGGATCTGATGCTGACTCTGACTTCTTGAAAGAGCAATACGGTAATGTCGTAAAGAACTCAGAACTCATGATGGTTGAAGAAGAATACACAGAGCTTGCTCAAGACATTGTAGATGGCAAGGCACAGATCAAAGAGTTGGAGAAACGCGTAGCTGAGGCTACAAATAAACTAAAAGAGAAATTACAGGACACTGAGATAGGTTACACAGCCGATCATATAATCAAGTGGTCGCCTAGAAAGCAAACTCGTGTAGATACTGATAAGCTCAAGACTGATTTTCCTGAGGTATACGAAGCTTGTAAGAAGACAACATCCTATCGAGTGTTTACTGTAAAAGGGGGAAAGACTGATGAAGACTGAAGATAAATTAGCAATCATGTTAAACATGCAAAAAGCATTACAAGAGAACGCGTATGGTTATAGCTTTGAGGATATGACGCCTGAACAACGCACCGCGTACATTAAAGAAATGTCTATCCACATAAACCAAGAAATGAATGAGATGCTGTATGAGCTACCATTCTTTAAGCCTTGGAAAAAGTACGATGGCATGACTGATGAAGAGATTGTAGAAGCGTTTGATAAAGGCAAGAAGGAATTGATTGACTTCGCACACTTCTTCTTCAATGTTGTCAACGCGTTTGGTATGACATCAGATGAGCTATTCACTGAGTATTATAACAAGAACAAGGAAAACTATGAACGTCAAGTTAGGGGGTACACACACGATGTCAAGTACCGCTAAGCTAACAGTTCATACAAATGACAAGATCAGAAAAGCATTTAAGACTACGTGTACAGTTAAGATGGATAAGGGTGTAGATACATTCGATGACTTTGTAACTGTTGGACACAACCCACAAACAGGTAAAACTACGATGCTTAAGAATGCTGATGCATTAACGCTAGGTCAAGCCTACGTCATGGTAGGTTTAGCTTTCAAAGAAGCTATGGCCGAATTAT